CGGCATGGGCGGGGTCATCAAGATCGACAAGAACGGCACGCTCTACGCTGTCTACCTCGTGGAGACAGGCGATGCGAATGCTACCCCGATCCGCGTGAACACCACGCTCGGGACGAAGGCCGTTAGACTCAAGACGTAAGGCAAACATGGCATCCACTCAAGCACTGTATCGGGCCTGCACGTTGACGGCCTTGGTCGCGGACAACTCGTCCAACGTGTTTTTCGCCATCAACGGCGCGGCGAGCAAGCGGATCCGCGTCCGCAAGATCCGCTTGTCGTGTCCGACGCTGACCGCCGCGACGCTGCTCGACCTGCTCGTGCAGAAGTGCTCTGCGGCTCAGACCGGCGGCACGCCTGGAACGGCGATGACGAAGACGCCGATGTCGTCCGGACTCGGAGCGGCGTCGGCGACGGTCACCGTCTACACGGCTGGCGCGAGCATCGGCGTACTTGTCGGCACGGTCGCGTCTCGGCGCGTGATGGGGCTGACTGCGACTCCGGTTGCTACGGACTCGCGCCCGGAGGTCGTGATCGACCTGTGCGGCGAGGGCCACCTCGACGGCCTGAGTCTCGATTCCGCAGCCGAGACGGTGGTGATGAAGTTCGGCTCGGCCCCTGGCTCGGCGACGTCCATGACCATCGAGCTGGAATGGAGTGAGCACTCCTGATGGCTGAGTACGCCCAATCGCACGCCGAGGAGCGGTACGAGGCGCTGGCGATTCGTCGGCAGCCCTACCTCGACGAGGCCCGTGAGTGCTCGGAGCTGACGATCCCTCGTCTGATTCCGAAGGACGGGCGTGTCGATGGGGAGTTGCCCGCTACGGCGCAGGACGATGGGGCGCGGAACGTGAACGGTCTGGCGAACAGCATCGTGCTGGCGAACGTCCCTCCGAATCAGCCGGTGATGCGATTCGAGACGGCTGAGGTGGTTGAGGCTGTGATGAATTCGCAGTCCGAAGACCCGGAGACGAAGGAGAAGATGGATCGTTCGTCGCGCGAGGTCAGGAAGCACCTGGACCGCGTGGCGCGCGAGACGTTGAAGATCACGGCTGTCAAGGGTCACCGGGCGGTGTTCTACGAGGGCAAGAAGCACCTCGTCTGCGGTGGGAACATCCTGTACTGGGCGCACGACGACAAGAAGAACTACGGGAAGATCCGTGCCGTTCCGCTGTCGAGGTACGTGTGTCTGCGCGACTCGCTGGGGTTCCCTATCGAAGTTGTGATCCGCGATGGCCTCTCGGCTGCGAATCTGCCTCCGAACCTCAAGGAGATCCTGAACGACAGTCGAACTCCGCTGGAGGTGCTGCGCGACGAGGCTGAGGTGCGGATGGACTCGCCGGACACGTCGAATCTGGCGTTGTACACGTACGCGTGCTGGGATCCGGAGAAGTCGAAGTACAAGTTCCACCAGTGTTTCCGTGGCAGTGTCGTGCCCGACTCCGAGGCGCTGTACTCGGAGGACGATTTCCCGCTCCTGCCGCTGACGTTCAGCCGTGGAGACGGTGAGGACTACGGGCGTGGGCACGTCGAGGAGAGCCGTGGCGTTCTGATGGCGCTCGAAGCCCTGTCGCAGGCCGAGACGACGACGTCGATTGCGTTGTCCGAGTTCCGCCTGCTGGTGGGGTCTGGGTCGTCGCTGCGTGCGCGGGACATCCTGAGTTCTCCGATTGGGTCTCCGATTGACGCTGAACCTGGGTCGATCACGGCGCTGTCGTATGGGAAAGCTGGTGACTTGGCTTCGATTCAGGCGAGCATCGCCATGAAGCAACGTCAGCTTGGGATCAAGTTCGGCGACAGCATCGCCTTGCAGCGTAACGCGGAACGCGTGACTGCGGAGGAGTTTCGCACGCTGACGATGGCGCTCGAACGTACGCTTGGCGGAACGAGCGCAGGAATCAGCGCGACGTTCTTGCCGTGGTACGCTCGGGTTCTGCTTCGGATCTTGAAGCGAGAAATCGGTCTGGCCGCGAGCGACGTGATCGACGCTGAGAAGGATGGAGCGATCCAGCTCAGGCTCATCACTGGATTGGACGCGCTTGGGCGGAACTTCGAGGCGCAGCAGTTCTTCGAGGCGCAGCGTGTCGTTTCTGAACTGACCGGCGCTGAGACCTATGGAAAGAAGGTCGTCTTCGATTCGCTTGCCGACAAGGTGAACGGGTACTACGGCATCGAGACGAAGGGCCTCTACAAGACCGAGGAACAGCTCGCAGCGGAAGCGGCGAGAGAGCAGCAGGCGCAGCAGAACCTAGCGGTTGCGCCTAGCATCGTGGACGCTTACAAGGAGGCCGCGTTGCGCGGCAACGAAGGACAAAAATGACCGAAGAGAACACCGATACCGAGGGGCAACTCCTCGCCGGTAAGTACAAGACTCCGCAAGACCTGGAGAAGGCGTACATCGCGTTGCAGAAGAAGCTCGGCGAGCCGCGATCCGCTCCCGATGTCGCGCCCGTTGGCGGCAAGCCTACGGATTTCGACGCGGACGGCAGCGGGGTCGTGGCGAAGAAGATGGCCGAGTTCAACACGGCTTTGGCGCGCCTGAATGCAGGCGATCCGTCTGCCCTGCCGACGCTGATCGCACTTGGAGGCGATCCGCAGTCGCTTCGGCGTGCGCTTGGCGTGGCCCAGGACATGCAGAAGCGCGCTCTGTCGCTGGTGCATGGTGCGGCGGGTGGCAAGGAAGCCTTCGAATCTCTGAACCAGTGGGTCAACGAGAGCCCCGAGGTGGAATCGTTCCAGCGCGACGCCTACGAGGACGCGCTTGCATCTGGAGACCTTCAACGTTCAACTGAGGCAGTCAAGCACATGGCCGAACTTCACCGCAACCACACGGGATACACCCCTTCCCAACTCACCGTCTCCGTTCCCGGTGGCGGCCCGAAGCGCGTTGCTCCGTACAGCGACACCGGGGAAGTCGGTCGTGCGACGTCTGACCCGCGCTACGACCGCACCAGTCCGCGACACGACCCGGCGTATGCCGCCGAGGTCCAGGCGCGAATGCAGATTTCTCCGTGCCTGGATCCTGGGTTCGCCTCGGACGTCCAGAGCCGGAACGCCTAGAACACAAGCCCTGTCCCCGACCCCGCGTTCGCGCGGACACGTTGGACACGACGCATGGTTTGACAACCAGTTTCTCCACGCTCCAAGCTCTCTGACGAGTCAGACCGCCCCGTTCGCGGGATACCGACCTCGATGAAGCAGTGAGTGTCGAAGCGTTGCACCTGTGCGCCCACGTGGGCGCGCTCGACAACCTCAACACATCACATGGCAACTCCGACTGGAACTTTCCGCCCGGCACAGGCCCTCATGACGGGCTCTGTGACGGCACTGCAACTCCGAATGTTCTTCGGGGAACTCATCGGGATCTACACCCGTGGGAAGCAGATTTCGAACCGACTCCGCACGCAGTTCATCCAGGAAGGTCTTTCCTGGCAGTGCCCTGCGTACGGTCTCGCCGAGTCCGGCGGGTACCACGTGGCTGGCGAAGACGTCCTGATCGAAGCGGCGACGTACCTCAAGCAGGTGCCGATGGCCGACAAGACGTTCTTCATCGACCTGCCGTGGATCCTTCCGATGATGACCCCGTCGTTCGATCGGCTCCAGACGCACTACTCGACGACCGAGATCCAGATGCGGATGATCGCCGAGCGGCAGGCGCGGAACTCTGACCTCAAGGCGTGCCGCATGTTGGCGAACGCCGCCGAGGCCGCTGCGAACGTCACCGGCGCTTCGGTCCCCGACGAGTGCGAGACGCCCGCCGGTCTCACCATCACGAACGCTGGATTCCTGACCACTCCGAGTGTGATCCTCGATGGTCTGCGTCAGGCCGCCCAGCGGTTCGACGAGAACGACGTGCCCGAGGGCAAGCGGTACTTCGCGTGCCACCCGGCTCAGAAGCACCTGCTGATCTCGGATCGTCAGTTGCTCGACAAGGACGTGCTCCAGATCCCGAATGGCGACTACGCGAAGGCGACCGTCTACATGGCGCACGGGTTCGAGATCATCTCCTCGACGGCGGTCAAGGCGATGCGGACGGCTGGCGACTACACGAACGTCACGGGAGACAACGCGACGTACACCGCCACTTCGACCGGCACGCACGCGGCGAACGCTGGCATCTGCTTCACGGACGAGTCGGTGATCCGTCTCGTGCGCAAGGAGCTTGAGATGGACTCGTGGTACCAGAACTCGCGGTACTCGCACGTGGTCACGTCTCGCGTGATCGACGGGTACGGGATCTACCGTCCCGAGACCGTGGTGGCCTTCCGGACCTCCTGACATCTGACGGCGTGCCCCGGCCAGTCGCGCGGCTGGTCGGGGTGCCCATACACCCATGTTGGAACTCGACGCAGTCAACCGGATCTTGGTCTCGGCGCAATTGCAGCCGGTTTCGTCGCTGTCGTCGCCCGACAGGCTTGTGTCGAAGGCAATCCAGATCCTCGAAGACACGAACCTGCGCAAGCTCGAACGTGGCTGGGACTTCAACACGGACTACAGCTACCCGCTGGCTCCGACCGCATCTGAGTTCCCGGTGCCGACGACGCCGTGGTCGGTGTTGGCGTTGCACATTGCCCGAGAGAACTCGAACGGAAAGCATATCGTCGTCCGTGACGGAAAGCTGTGGGACAAGACGAACCACACATCGACGTTCACCGAAGACGAGTTCAAGGCCGACATTACCTGGGCCATCGACTTCGACGACCTGCCGCTCGCGTTTCAGGAGTGCGTCGTCGCCAGTGCCAGTACGAGGTTCGCCGTTGAGGTGTCGGCGGATCCCGCCATCGCGCAGCAGCTCCTCATGTACGAGATCGAAGCGTGGAAGACGCTGAAACAGCGCGACACGCAGCAGTCAGGGGCGACGATCTACGACCGATGGCCGCTGAACGCGATTGCGGACAAGTGGACTAGGATTCGTCCTGGCGTTCCGTGGGGGCGTGGCTGATGTCGCGCGTCCATGTCTCGATGCCGTCGCTGGTGCATGGTGTAAGCCAGCTTTCGGCGGCTGAGAGACAACCAGTTCACGCGCTTGCGTGCGACAACGTGTGGCCGCTCGTGGACAAGGGCTCGCAAAAACGGGCCCCACTAATTCACGTTGCCAAGCTCCAGTCGTCGTCGTTCGGGGACTGCTTCTGCCACGGCATCGACCGTGGATCCGGAGAGCAGTACATCGCCCTGTTCCGTTTTGGGGCGACAACCGCGAACGGGCTCGTGTTTGACACAAGCGGAACGATTGTCCCGGTATTCAAGAACACGAACACGTACGCGTCTCCGACGTACGCCGCCTGCGACTACCTGTACCTGACTTCGGGATCGAATCCGTCGCAGACGATCCGTGCCCTGTCGGTGCTCGACTACACGTTCGTCGTGAACCGGAACTACGCGGTCACGATGTCGAACTCAACGACGACGGCGGCTCCGACGACCGTGGCGCACGTGTTCATCAAGCAGGGCGCGTTCGCCATGCGGTATTCGGTGCGAATCAAGACGAGCACCGTTGACACAACGATTCACGCCCAGACGTACGACGTCATCAGCACGGGTGGTTCGCAGCAGCAGGTGGACAATCCGGACAACCCTGGGTCTAGCGACGGTACGGTGGTCAAGGACTACGCGTACGCGCTGGACAACACCAGCAACTCGCGTAGTTCTGTCAAGTCTCAGGACATTGCCGAATCGCTGCTTCAACGTCTCAACGGCGGAGCTGGTGGCGCGTACACGACGCTGTACGGCGTGAACACCGTGACGGTTGGTAAGTACACCGTGACCCGCTCTGGATCTGTGCTCAAGATCGTGTCGAACGATGGCGCAATCACCGAGTTCAAGGTGACCACGTCGCAGGGCGACCAGCTTGCGTACGGGATCCAGAACGAGACCGACTCGTTCACGAACCTCCCGCTCGTGTTCACGCATGGGTACGTGGTCAAGATTGTTGGGAGTGCTCTGGCCGACGAAGACGACTTCTGGGTGAAGTTTACCGCTGACCTTGGATCTGGTTTTGGGCCTGGATCGTGGAGCGAGACCAACAAGCCCGGAATCACCTACACGTGGACGTACACGGCGAGCGGCTGGCAGCCCCATGTACTCGTTCGGCGTACGAGCGATGGCGTGAATCCGGCGTCAGTGTCGGCTGGTGGCAAGTTCTTCTCGTTCGAGCCGATGAACCTTGGTGAGCGGCTTGTCGGCGACACTGACTCGAATCCGAACCCGTCGTTCGTGTCTATCGCCGGTACGTACCAGCCAGCAGGCGGCGGCGGAACCGTGTCGGCCTTTCCTGTTGTCCGTAAGGTCCAGGACGTTGCGTTCTTCCGAGACCGAGTGATCTTCGCGTGCGACGAGAGCCTGTCGTGTTCGGAGCAGGGGCAGTATTTCAACTTCTTCCGCACAACGGTCCGGTCTGTTCCTGATTCGGACCCCATCGACGTCTCGATCAGCGGCAACCGAACGACGGTGTACCACAGTCTTGCGCCGATGTTTGGCAAACTCATCTGCCTTGCATCGAACGTGCAGAGCCAGTTCTTCGGCCAGCCCAACCTGACGCCGAGCACGGTCGAGGGCACTCAGGTCTCGCAGTACCAGACGACTCCGTACTGCGCTCCGCAGCCGTACAAGGATGGCATCCTCTATCCAGCGATCACTGGTGGGTACACGACGCTTCGCAGCCTGTACCCGAAGGCCAACGTCGAAAACGTGTTCGACAGCGAGAACCTGTCGATTCACACGCCGAGCTACATCCCTGGCAATCCGAAGCAGCTCGAAGTGAACTCGGACAGCTCAGTGATCGCCATGCTCTGCGACGGCGATACGGACGCGATCTACGTGCTCAAGCAGCACCGCGAGGGTGACCGTGTCATCCAGTCGGCGTGGGTTCGGTTCGTGATCGACGGGGCGACGATACGTGGGATCAAGTTCTTCGAGTCGAAGCTGTACGTCGTCACTGAGCACACGAATTCGTCGGCTGGTGTGGGTCTGTTCCTTGGCTACATCGACCTGTCGGCAGGCGTTTCGGACGGCGGGCGCGACTACTGGCTCATGCTCGACCGTCGAGTGACCACTCCTGGAACGTCGTTCGGTGGAGGCGTCACGACGGTCACGATGCCGTACGAGCTTGAGACCGGAGCCACGTACGAGGTGGTCAACACATCGACGCTGGCGCGTCTGACCGGAACGGCCACCGGACTCAACACGTTCACGGTTGCGGCCAACATCACGGCTGCGGCGTTCGTGGCTGGTAAGAAGTACACCTCGACGCATTCGTTTCACAAGCCCGAAGTGCAGGTCAACGCCGAGAACGGTCGTAGGCTGATCCTGGACTCGACTTCGGCTGTCGTTGCGCTGGAACTGCGTTACGAGAACACCGGGTACTTCAAGGTCGTTACCGGGTCGGAGACGAAGAGTGTCGGCGTTTCGACCTCGTATACCGTGGCCGGGACGGCGACGGAGCCGAAGGGTGGGTCCGTGCTCGTTGGGGTCGGCGGACGTCTGGACTCGCAGTTCGACTGCTCAGTCCAGAACGACAGCCCGTTCCCGCACACGTTGGTTTCTGGTGAGTGGATCCTGAACGCGACTGTGAGGAGCAGTCCGCTGCGATGATGCCCATGCTCACAGTCCAGCAGACGACAGCAGATCACGCGGAAGAGATTTCCAAGTGCCTCGATTTCGCTACGCTGGAGACCGAGCGTATCATGGGTTCTGACCCGATGGTCTCCTTGCTTTCGTCCAAGACACTCTGGTACGGCGACGTGCCGCTGTGCTCGTACGACATCGTGCCTCCGGAAGATGGGCAGGACGCGAACGCGTGGATGATGATGACCATGCATGTCAAGGAGCAGCACATCGCCCGCGTGTTCATCCAGCACCTTGGTCGCACGCTGTCCGAAGCCGTGTCGCAGTACGGTAGGATTTCCGGTGCGGCCTGGGTTCGAGGTGGCGCGCCGAGGATGTTGCAGGTGATTGGAGCGACGTTTGAACTGTCGTCGCATCCGTCGTTCATCGTGTGGCGGCTGTCCGACAACCACAAGTTGCGGAGGTTTGCGTAATGGTCTGGTGGACACTCGCACTCGCCGCAGTCCAAGGATTGTCCCAGGCTGGCGGCCAAAAAGCGAATGCGGATGCGGTCAACCGTGCCCAGCGCGCCTACGAGCGCCTGAATCGCGGTCTCGCCAAGCAGGACTTCATCGAGCAGACCGTCGCTATCTCGGCTCGTCGATTGCAGGAGCGGTCGGTGCTGGCTCGCAGCATGGAGGAGGTGACCCTCGATGCGACGCGGAGGATTGGCGCTGCATCGGTTTCGGCTGGAGAGGCCGGGATCAGCGGAAACACGCAGGCGGCCCTGATCCGAGACTTCAAGATGGCCCACCTCAAGAGTCGGGCCGCGATCCAGGACACTGAGAAGTACATGCAGGAGCAGTACGACCGCGACGTGCAGGCTGCCAGAGCACAGATGACATCGCGCATCATGCTTGGCAAGCAGCAGCGTGCGCCGCAGCCGAACTACATGCAGATTTTCGTTGACTCGGCGACGAGCTACATGCAGATGCAGGCGCAGAACAACGCGTCGAACACGTACCAGGGGCAGAAGATCACGAACGAGAGCGTGCCCGACTCGACGTACAAGGGCCAGCCGATGTCCTACTACCAGAGCGCCTACAGCGGAATCGCCGCAAACAGCATGTGATGGCACGCCCGCAGGTCCAACTCCCGGGGATCGTCCAGGCTTCGCCGCAGGCGAGTCCGACCGACCAGTTCGTGCGCACGCAGCCGAACATTCCGGTTCCTAAGCACATCGTCTCGTTGTCCCGACTCAGTCAGACGTTGACCGGACTTGTCTCGCAGGCGCAAGAGGACGCGCACGAACGGTCGTTTGCCCAAGGCAAGATCGACGGAACGTACGGGATCCCGTTTGGATCTAGCACGCCCGACACTCCAGAGATGGAGGCGAATCGCAAGGCGTTCAAGGCCGAGCAGGCGAGCGGGAAGATCCTGCCGTCCGAGGACCCGTGGTACCGCATCGGGCTCTACACGGGCGAGGGGCGTCGTGCCGCGCTGACGATGCACAATGCGCTCATGTCGGATGAGAACCTGCGGTCCGTGTCGCGGGTCTACGACGAGGACGGGAACTACATCCCATTCGAGCAGCGAGAGAATCCAGACGAGATTTTCAACCGTCAAGCCGCGACGTTTCTGAATACGCCTGCGCTCCAGAGCATCTACGGCAAGCAGGCCGCAGCCAGCATCGTCGAGGCGTCGCGTGCCGAGTTTTCTGCCAAGGTCGCCCACCTGCGCGATCAGCAGACGCAGATGTACCACGAAACGCAGCTCGCGGATCAGACCGTGGAGCAGCTTGAGCGCATTGCGCTCGCGGTTCCTGACCAGTCCACCGATGGTCTGTCCCGGGCGTCCGAGGCTGTCGATGGGTTGCACGACCTGATCGCGGAGTGGACGGTCAGGTGGAACCTGCCGGATGGCCCGAAGGTGGCGCGGCAGGGGTTCGCGGCGTTCATTGACAAGCAGGCTCAGGTGTCGCCGAGCGCGGCTGTGGAAGCCATCGACCTGATCCGGCGTGTCAAGGTCGGCCCCACTACGGTTGGAAATGACAACTCCGAGGCTGGTCTTGAGTTCCGGTCCGACCTTGACCGACTCGAAGCGCACTACCACAGCGCAGCCGCATCCGAGGATGAACGTGCTGAGCGGAATGCACAGCTTTACAAGCAGTCCTACCTGCGCCGCGTCGAGGATGGGATCTCGGAGGGATTCTCCGCTGGGCTACCGCCGTCGTCCGCGTACGAGAAGATGCGCCTGCGGATTGAGAACGAGGTCGAGCCCAGGTTCCGCGACGAGGCGCGCGCGACTCTCGATGCGCACTACTCGGATGCACTCCGTCCGCGCCCCGAAAACCCGAAGGCTGACGAGGAGATGAACCGACGCCTGCTCGTGCAGACGACCGATGAGATCAGCGAGTGGCTTGGCGGCATTGCTGGCCGCGAGGTGTCGTACACGCAAGCACGCGAGATGCGGGCCAAGCTGCAAGCCGAGTCCGAGGCGTGGAAGAACCTGCCCGAGGTGAAGCTCAGTTCGGATGCATTCAAGGCCGAGGCCGAGGTATTTGCCGCTGACCGATCCGAAGGCATCCAGGATCGACTGCGCGACCTGTCGAACACTGAGATCGCTGGCGCAAACCAGCGTATCCAGCTCAGAGCGAACAAGCTCAACGAGCAGCAGCGTATCGAGCAGATGGGCGGGATCGTGCGCGAGGAGTACGGAAAGGCATCGCAGGTACTCAGTACGTTCAAGGCTGACATCTCGGCAAAGTCCGTCGCGTTCGACACGCAGCTCCTTGCGGCAAACAGCAAGGGCGTCAGCTTCGAGCGCGAGATCATTCGGGCGCGTGAGTCTGGGCTCTTGAACCGATCTGAGTTCAACTCTGCCGTGGAACGGAACATGCGAGCGTCCGACATCTCGCAGTACACGAACGACGAGCGCGTCACCAACGTCATTCGCAACCTGTTTCCGACGACAGAGGAGTACAACAGTACGCTCTCTGGTCGTCCATGGAACCAGATCAACGACGCGCAGCTTCGGGCGGTTCGCATGGCGCAGGAGTGGGCTATCACCGAACGCCCGAAGTACGACTCGCAGGGCGCGGCTGACAACGCTTTCTCTGCGTACCTGAACGAGAAGGTTCGCCCCGAGGTCGGCAAGGCGATGGGCGTCGATGGTGCTGACAAGCCGCAGACAGGGATCGGCACGCCCGGCGGCCCGACTGTGCCACAGGTGGATCAGGCTGAGGACGGCAAGGCGTTCCAGGTGGCGCTCGAATACGGCAGTACGGAGATGATTCGCACCGCCGCTGCGAAGGCGTATCCGGCGAGTCCGAAGGGTCCGAAGTCGGTCGTCGAGTTCCAGTCCAGCTTCGGTGCCAAGAATGGTCAGATCCCTAAGATTCGCAATCGCGCCAGACAGGAGCTTGCTGCTGGGCTGGGGTACGGTGCCGATCAGCCGACGAAGCAGGCGCTTCTTCGTTCCGGGGCCGCGACTCCACGCGAACTACTCGAAGGCTCGATGGACGTTGGCGGCATGAAGATCCCGATTTCTACGAGCGATGTGGACATCTGGAAGACGATGGTGTTTGCCAGTACAGTGCAGTTCCAGGGGGCGGTGCTCAACGACCCTGAAACCGTGTACAAGATCGCCGAGAAATACGGTGTCCAGTCCGATGAGGACTTCGACGCATGGGTCAAGCAGCAGGGGCTCCTGCTCAAGGTGAACGGGCTATGATCCAAGACGCGGCCACGCCGAAGCTCACCCGCCGCCCCATCGACCTTGGGCGGATCATGGGTACGCCCACACCTCGTCCGCAGCCGACCGAGCCCGATCAGTCGTGGCTCGACGTGCCCGTCAACGCGCCCGAGGCGGAAATGACCGAGTCGCCGTCGTGGTGGACCCCGAGCGCGATGGGGCGTGGGCTGGCCGACGCGTTCACGGCGATCCCCCGTGGGGCAGTCAACGCTGCTGCGGCGGCGGGGAACCTCGTCAACGCGGGGGCTCGGCTTTTGCCCGGCGTCGATGAGACCACACTCGGAGGCATGTTCGCGCCGATCCCGAACCGCCCGCTTGGGGAAAGCGAGACCACCGGGGCACGCATCACCGAGAGCATCGTCCAGTTCGGCACAGGATTCGCCCTGGGAGGGCCTGCGGTCAAGGCGGCTGCCGGTGCGGCTGGGGCCAGCACTCTGCTCACAGCGAGCGGTGGGCTCAGCCTGACGGGTGCTGCTGCGGCGGGCGCGGTGACGGACTTTGCTGCGTTCGACGGCCACGCCGGTCGGATGGCGGACCTGATCGCCCGCATCCCCGGCATGGAGGAGCCGATGCGTCGGACCGGGATGCTGACCAGCGATGAGGACAGTGAATTCGTTGGCCGTCTCAAAAACTCGCTGGACGGGGTTGGCGTCGGAGCAGCGTTCCAGGCGATTCTGAATCTGACGCGGTTCGGGCGGGCCGTGGCGAAGGCGCGAGCAGCGGGTAAGCCACCCGATGTCGCGTTGGCCGATGCGCACGCGGCGGTTCCGGATGTGCATAAGTCGCTGGCGGAACTGTATGACATGCGCGTTGCCGACCAGTCTCCGTTCAAGGGACAGCTCGTCGATGACGCTGTTTCGAAGTCCACCAAGGGGACCGTGTGGGTCAACGTGGATGGGAGCGAATCCATCGGATTCACTGTCATGGAACCGGCTGCGAAGCCATCGCTGCGTGATCTGCCGAACGAGGAACTTGCTGCGAGGTTGACGCGCAACCTGGAGAATGAAGCAAAAGTCGTAGGCGACATCTTGAAGCGCGCGCTCAAGTACGACGATGGGATGGTGTCGGTGTACTTGGACAACGTGCGAAAAATGCGCGAGGCTGGCCCAGAGCAGGCCGCTGCGCGTGAGCAAGTTGAAGCGGTACGTTCCAAGTTGAAGCCGCGTGACCGTGGAAACCTGATCGCGTCTAACACTCTCGACGATTTCGTCACCGAGGACATTCAGTCGGCGATCAAGTACAAGACATCGGATTGGGCCGGTCGCCAGCAGCCGCGTTTCGTCCAGCTCGCGGTGTCGCAGGTTGGCAAGGACCAGATCGACCGAGAATTGTTGACGGCGTGGGTGAATAAGTACGGCACTCTCCTCGACAACCCGCAGACGACGATCAAGCTGAACCCGGACGGGACGGCTGAGATCGGAGTCACGCTGCGTGGCGACCAACTCACGCCCGAGGCGGATCGCATCGTCAAGTCCCTCACCCCCGACATGACCCCCCGCCAACTCGGCGAGGCGGCGCAGAACATCACGAAGGCGAAGCAGGCGAGCCCTCCGAATCCTGAGCCGCCCGTGACCGGAGGCGGGGCCCCAGTGGTCGCTGCTCCACGGCTGACTCCGCACCAGATTTACCTCGGCGAGGTCGGCTTCGACGCGAAGACCGCTGACGAGATCGGCGAGATCCTGCAAGGCGAGTTCGTCGAAGGCGTTGCCGCTCGCGGACAGGTCGCGCTCAGGTTCAAGTCCAAGGGCGAACCGTTCACCGACGCCGTGAACCCGAAGCGCATGTCGCGTGAGGAACTGCTCAGCAGGGAACTGCGCAAGAAGGGGCTCAATCTCGAAGGTCTCAAGGGCCGCCCCGAGGTCCTTGCTCAGTCGATGCGCGCGCTGGAGAACATGAACGTTGCTTTGCGCGAGGCTGAGAACCCTGCGCTTGTGAAGGAAACGTTCGCGGAGATGTCCGTTCGCGCTCAGTCCGAGATGGACACGATCTTCGGCATCGCAAGTAGCTGGGACCGATCTTCGTACTTGAAGCAGGCCGAGAAGGCCGGTGTCGATGCTGCGAACCGCGTCGGCGCGCAAGCCAAGGCGGCAAACGACATCGCGGCTGGCATCGCTATCGACCTGCACGCGAAGTCCGTCGAGTTCGCGGCGCGTCGCAAAGCAAACCAGCCGATTCAGAAGTGGGAGATTGCTGCGTGGGCTGAGAGCCGTGGGCTGGCTGACGACGCGTTGAGCATGGGGGCCAGCCTCAAGAACGCCCTGGCTCGCAACCTGTACATGCAGCGCGGCGAGATTATTCCGACATCGAAAGCACCGCGCATGACCGCCGTGCAGCTCCAGGGAGACGAAGATGCGATTGAGCGCATCCTCATGGAGAACGGTGGAGAGAACAAAATCATGTCCGACGCCGCCAAGATCGCTGCGGCTGGCGGGCGCGATCTGTCCCAAATCGCAAACACGTTGCAACTAGCTCGTGGGTCGCATGGGCTTCTTGGGGCAACCATCGAAACTGGGTACGCCGCGATGCTGTCGGGTCTTGGGACCCCGATCTCGCAGATGTTCGGCAACCTGAGCGTGGCCGCGTACCTTCCGTTTCGGCGTGGTTTTTCCGCCGCAGTGCACTTGCCGTTCACGCGTAACCCACAGACGGTCGATGCGCTCAAGGGCGAAATCGCCGAAGCCGTTGGAACGTACATGGTGATGTTCCGCTCGATCCCCGAAGCGATGCACGCCTA